GTGCAGCACCTCGACAATGTCGCCCATGCTGCGCATGTTGCCTTGGGCGTCGAAGAACTGGTTTGTCTCAAATTTGTTGAGGAACTTCTGCGCCTCTTTGGCGGCTCCGGCGCTGCCTTCCTTGGCCAACCCCATCGCCACCACGTAGTCTTCGGCGGCCTTGTGAACTTCTGTAAAGCCTGCCGGGATGTTGCGCCCCAGCTTTTGCGACAAGTCGGCGGCGGCCTTGCCGAGATCGGTGGTGATCAAGCCCAAGCCGCGCATGGTTTCCTGCGTCTTGTCTGACTTCGGGATCAGGTTTTGGAGCATGACTTTGAACGACGTGCCGGCGTCTGCGCCTTTGGCAAAGAAGGGCGAGATGGCGGCGATGGAGGTGTTGAAGTCGTTGAAGTCCACGCCAACCGTCGAGGCCACACCGCCCGCGGCACCGAGGGCATACTGGTAATCGGTGATCGTGAATTTGGAGTTAATGACAGCGCTGGAAATCCCATCGACCGCCTTGCCCAAGTCCTCCGCCTTGATCTTCCAGAGGTTGGACACGTCGGTGGCCATGCTGGCTGCGCCAGCGAAGTCAATGCCGGTGGCGTTGGCCAGCAGGACGGTGTTGCGGGCTGCGCCGTCGAGGATGTCGGTCACAGACATACCTGCCGTGCCAAGCTGGCCAATGGCAGCCGCGGCCTCCGTGGCGGTGACCTTGAGTTTGGGGTCAAGGCCGAGGTTGGTGATCAGGTCCTTGAGCTGCGCCGTCTGCTCCGAGGTGGTGCCCATCTGCGCGGCGATGTCGGCCACGCCTTGCTCCATATCGGCGGCCTTGCTGATGCTAGAGCCAAGCCCCGCGGCGAGGGCGGCGATGCCCGCGGCTGCGGCACCAGCCGCGACTTTCAGGCTGGTGCCGAGCATGGTTTGCAGCGGGGATAGACCGCGTTCCAGCAGGCCGGTGGATGCGCCTTCGAGGTCGTTCAAAGACCCCAGGACGCCACCCAGCGGCCCGCTGGCGTTGTTAATGGCATTAATGATTAGATCTACTTCGCCCGCCATAAAACACCTCTTACTGCTTGTTCATGTTGGACAAGCCATCTTCCAGCGCGACTGATCCGGTAAACGCCCCAATCAAGACCATGATGGCGTCTACGATCTTCTCAGGCGGCACGCCGTGATAGCTGCCATAGCCGAGGACGGTGACCAACCCGACGAGGGTGGCCCAAAACTTGCGGCTCTTGAGGAGCGCGAGAAGCTTGCTGGTGTCCATTAGTTGTTGCTCCGGGCGATCTCGTAGAGGTTGGTGCCGTCCGAGATGACCGTGAGCGTGTCATACTGGCCCATTGTGTAGGCGCTGGAGAGTTTCAGCGTGCCAGAATCGGCCAATAGGATACTGTTCGAGCTGGTGTTGACCAGGACGATGATCGTGCCGGAGGCCGGTACGGTAATCGTCGGCGTCACCGCGCCGGCTGCCGTGATCGGCTGGAATGTGCCGGTAGGCGCGAACGCCGCGGCGTCAGTCACGGTCAAGGCGGTGCGCTTGGCGGTGACCAGGATGCTGCCCACGGTCACATTGCCGACCGTGGTGATGTCGCCGGTGGTGACCAGGTTGGTAAAATTACTGTCGCCGGCAGCGCCCATGCCAAAGATCAGCAGGCAGGCGGCGAGGAGCGACACGAGGTATAAGGTTGTGCGTTTCATGGTAGTTGTCCTTTATTTGCCGTTGCGCAGCTTGCGCACGCGGGCTTCTACGTCAAGCATGGTGAGGATATTGAGGATGTCCGCCGCCCGTTCCTGGCGGAGTGCGCTAGGGGTACAGTGCAGCTCCCGGCAAAGGCGGAGTTCCACGTATTCCCACGGAGCGGTCTTGCCTGTCCACAAGTGAGCGAACATCCTCGTCCTTAGTTTTTTGCGGGTACGATGGCACCGAACTGCGCAACAATCTGGTTGAGCACCTCAAAGCAGACATAGGCGGGCATCTGGCGCATGTTGCGGCCACAGATCGGCGTGAGCACGTCCATGAGCTTGCCAATGCGTTGGATCTCCGGTTCGTTGCCTTCTTGGAGTTTGGTGATCTCGGTGAACACGTCGAAGGTGATCAGGTCGAGGTCGGCCTCGATTTCGACATGGTCGCCGAGCGAGCGTTTGAACTTGACCGTCACGTTGCCAATGCTGGGCGCTTTGAAGGGCAGCTCGGGTTTGTCCGGTTCGGCAGGCGGCGCTTCGGTGCTGGGTTCCGCGGGCGGCAGACCAGACAGCAGCGGGGTCACGGCTGGCAGTAAAGGCGAGTTGCCATTGCTGGTTGCGAGTTCGGTAGTCATTAGGGTACAGCCTCCTGATAGAGTTTCGGGGTAACGATGGTAAACTCGGCCATGAGCGGATCGCCGCTGCCGGCGTCCGTCTTGGGCGGCAGACAGCTTTCAATCGGCACGGCGATGGCGGTGTTGGCCGCATTGCTGGCCACATAGCGCTTTTCGCCAGTCGCCCCGCCGCGCGGTGAGTAGCGGAAGTAGATCGTTTTGGTCGCGCCGGCATAGCGAGCGTAGACCACGGCGAACGCCTCGCCCGCGGTTTCGGTGTAGAGGATGCTACACTTGACCTTGATGGCGTCGTTCTTGTTGGAATTGACCACGACCGGCGCGTCGCCGGCAGCGGTGAATTGGGTGCCGATCTGCTGCTCGCCACCGGACGGCTCCACGTTGTTGGATTCCCCCGAAATGTCGGTCCAGGAAACCCCGTCTGTGGAGACTTCGATGAGATAATTCGAGCCAGATTCGGCTGCGGTTGTTTGAGCCATGATAGTCTCCTGTTAGTTGATCACGGCGACCGTGACGGTAGTGACCCCGGAGTAGGTCAGGTTGACGTACCCCGACGAGTCATTGAAATATTGCGGGTTGAACGGCCCCACGATCTTCTCTGCCCCCGCCGCGACCGTGACGGTCACCGGCGTAATGGTGAGGCCGCCCGGCATGCCGCCAGGAGTGATCGTGAGCGTGATCGAACCGCCGCCGCCGTTCTTGATGTACAGGCGTTCGTTCCCGTAGTTGAGAAACTTGTCGCCACCACCAGCGGCAGCAGCCGCGGTAAAGGTGGTGCCAGCGACGGCTGCGGTTGTTGCGGTGAGGATAGCCATTAGCTAGCCTCCTCTTTCTTCTTGGTAGGCTTGACTTGGCCGCGGGGTTGCGCCTCGTCTGCCGTGTGGACGGTCTGCGTGCTGACCGGCTCGATGACCGGCGCTTGCGTCTCGTTGATCGCCTCGATGTTGCCATTCTGGAGATGCGGGATCGCTTCGTCGTCGGTGAGCAGGATGCGGCTGCCGGGTAGCCAAACTTCTGGATCGCCAGCGCCGCCGATTTTCACGCGGACCAGGTACTCTTTCTTGTCCATGTGAGTCTCCTAGTAAATGCGAACGGTGATGTGAAAGCGCATACCGTAATGCTCCTCGCGTCCGTAGGGAAAGGTGGCGGCCTCATAAGTCACCGGCCATTCCACGATGGACACCGAACCGTTAAGGGTCCGGTTGTTGGCGAGCATTTCGATAATGCGCCTTGGCCAAAACTTGACCGCAGTAAACGCCTGCGGTACGACAATGCGGGTCTGGTGGATGTCGAGCATCAGCACATGCTTGTTCTGCACGTTGCCGACGCGGCCAGCCGTGATGATCCCCAGCTCCCCTTGGAAGGGGTACGCGATAGCGCAGGGGAAGTTGAGCATCTGGTCGGGTGGCTCTGGATGCACCTCTTTCAAGTCTGGCAGTTGGCCAGCCAAGACGAGCAGTTGATCCAGGGCGTCCTCTAAGCCTTTGTTGACCATCGTTAGACCCTCTTGTCGAACTCGGTGACATACTCCTGCAATGCGCCGGTGATGAGCTTCTGGCGTTCTTCCCCGATGCGGTCGATGGCTTTCCACCAGCGCCCGGTGAAGTATGGGCCTTGCTCGCCTTGGGCGTTACCGACCACAGCGGCGGAGTAGTCCTTGATGTTGTAAATCCGCCAGCGGCCCAGGCCGACCTTGCCACTGCGCCAGCCCTGTCCGAGCTGATAGGTGCGCACGTAGACTTGCTGCGGACGCATGGGGGCATAGTTGCCTGGACCCGCGAGGCGTTCGTTGATGACCCACTCGGACCACTCGCGCGCCGGCTTGTCGAGAATCTCCAGCGTGTTCTTGTGGAGGTAGTCGATGGCGTTGCGCACTTTGGTCAGACCCCGAATGACGATGTTCACGGCAACACCATGCCCTCTTTTTGCGCCAGTTCGACCCCCACAATGACCTCAATGGGGCGCGTCGGCGAGCTGGTGCGCGGCTCGGTCACGATGTACGTGAAGCCGCCCACCACGATTTGATCGCCGATGGCCACCACGGTGTCATAGGGCAGGCAGATGTCGGTGCGGGACCACGAGCCATTGCTTTGGTCCTGGCTGGAGCCTTCGCTGTTCTGGCTGCGCCGCGCGATGCGCCGGCACGGCACGCCTGTGGTTTCGGACCAGCGTTCGACGGTGTTGGCCCCGCCGGTTCTGGTCGTCGCCGCACGGCGTAAAGTGCAGGTTTCGGTCATCAGTTCTTCGGCCTTCGCTCGCCAGCGAGTGAGCGCCTGATTGAGTCGTGTAGCGGTGTTCATTAGTCGTCCGGTGTCTGGTCGGTGACGCTGGCACCCCATTGGTTTGTGCCAAAGAAGTGCTTGGCGTCGGTGTTGCTTGAGAAAGCAGAAGCCATGCCGCCGTCGTCGTCAACGCTTTGGTTGTCCGCCCAATCCTGGGCAGACTTGCGCAGCTCGCCAGCAATGCGGGTCAGGTCCTCGCGGTATTGCTCCTGCTCAATGACGGCGGCGCGCATGGCATACATGTTGGCCAGGATGCGCAGCAGCGACGGCACGGCGAAAGACCATTGATTGTCAGCCTGCGTGATGAAGGCTTGGATCTCCGGGTCGGTGAAGTTCTGGCCGTTTGGCTTGACCCCAGCGCCCTCGGTGGTGATGTCCGTGTCGCCAATGGCGAAGCGTACTTTTCCAATGTCGGTTGACAGGTCGTAGGTCTTTCTGGCCATCAGTTGCACTCCCACCAGATTTCGACCAGGATGCTCGTGTTGCTGTTGTGCTGAGCACTGGCGATGGTGAAGCCGCCAGTGATCGGCATCTCCTCATAGAAGCCAGTGATGGCGGTCCCGGTCGGGTCCTTGGCCTGCTGGAGCAGCGGCGCAGAGAAGTCCGTGGCGCTATTGGTGATCGTCAGAAACACCAGCCCGGTTTGCAGGTCGGTGATCGTCAGGTCACCCGCGGCGTTGCCGTTGGTGTAGGTGATGCGCACGTAGGCCAGCTCGCCGCTCGCCGGCTGGATGGTCTGCGTGTCACTGACACCAGATAGCGTTACTTTGGCGTAGCGCATGGGCTTACTCCTCAGTGACCTCGGTCACTTCCACGAAAGGATTGGCGCGCAGCTCGACTAGGCGCGGATCGTTGCTGTTGATTCGTTGCGGCACCTTGCCCCAGCTCGCCCCGGCGCTTTGGATCGTCTCCCAGCGGTAGTCATCCTTTACCCGCACTTCGACCAGGCGCGTGGCCGGTTGGTCTGGCGGATTGGCCGGGTCCAGCGCACCCGGGACAAATTCCTTTTGGATGTCGGGCTTGGGCGCAGTCTTCGCTGGCTTCTCGGCGTCCGTGTTCTTCACCACGCCTTCAGGGATCGGCAGCGGTGGCGTTTGCACAACAGGCGTTTCGGCCTTGGGCGCTGCCTTCGCGTCGGTTGACGGCGTCGGCGCACGATCCGGTGATGGGTCCTTGGGTTCTTGGACGGCGTCGTTCGTTTTCTTGGTGGCCATGTTCTTGACTCCTTGTTGTCTAAGAGTTAGTTTCGGCATTCCCTCCAGGGCGACCCTGGTTTATGTGCTGCCTATCGCGCAAATAAGATTGCGCAACAGACAAAATAAACATCAAGTGTTTCCTTGAGTCGCCAATCGCCATTCTCCAAACGCGGCGTTGTAGCGCGCGAAGAACTTGAAGCAGTACCACCCGCCGTCTGGTTTCTCGGCGTCGAACCAGTAGTCCTGCAAGAAGGGCTGTTGGCGCATGACGAGGATGATCGGCTTGATCGGAGCAGTCGGGTCAATCAAGTACCATGAGGTGCTGTCCAGGTACGGGCTGACGATGTACTCGATCTTGCCGGCATACGGGTTCTTGTCGTTGTTGGCGGTGCCGGACGACATTGCGTTGGTGGCAATCTGCGCGGCATCCCATTCGAGAGCAGGCGGCACGACCAACAAGGTCGGCACGTAGCCGGTTTGCTCGCCGTTGTCGTCCAGGCGTGTGCTGCCAGCGACATAGACCGTGCGGAAGTTGTCTTGCGTCAAAGGAAGCGTGTTGACGTTGCTTTGCACGGTCGTGTAGGCCGCGCCCTTGTCAACGTGGTTGGCGTTGAACAGCGACAAGCCGTCATAGGTTGCGCCGTAGTTGGCGGTGTTGGCACCGTCGTTTAAGGCGTCAAAGACGATCTTGTTCAAGTGGCGATTGAAGTTGTCGCCGGCGCTAGCCACCCGTTGGTAGAGCTGGCCGGTTTGGTCGTCTTGCACGGCGTTAAAGGTGACGTGGACCGTGATGTCCCAATCGACCGCTGTCACCCGCAGGGCGCGTTCGGTGAAGTCCTGCATCGTTAACCCGGTCTTGGAGCGCTTCGGCATAGGAGCCGCGCCGAGATCAACCAGGTCGTTGCTCTTGGCATCGAGGTTGATCTGCATGGCAATGCGCTGCCATTGAACGGGTACGTCTTTGATGCTGCGCAAAAAGCCTGTGCGAGCACCGATGATTAGGTGGTTTGGCACCATTCCTGAGTTCATAGTTGAAAAGTCTCCTGTTAAAAACTGGCCGGTTTAGAGGGCGAGTTAAACGTTAGGGTTGGATGTTCGGGTAGCCGTACAGCTCGACATAGGCATAGCCATCGACCACGCGGGTCAGGTGGCCGATGCCCAGCTTGCTGGAGCTGGGGGCCGAGCTGGACAGCGTGCCGCTGTCGCTCATGGTCACGACCTTACCGACATCGGCGTCGGTGAAGACCGAGCTTTTGAAGCCGACTTCGCCGCCCACGATCAGCTCGATCTCGTTGTTGGTTTCCACGTCCGTGGTCGCCACAACCTTCGGGCCTTCGTTGATGATGCCGATAAAAATGTCGTTGGTCGTGGACAGCGAGGTGGCACCGAGCCAGCCGCGGACATAGAGCGTGTCTGCGCTGCCGTCGATGATCGCGGGTTGGCCACGGTAGAGGGTCTGCGCTGCGCTATTGTCCAGCGTCCATTTTTCGACCTTGAGTAAGGTGGGATGGCGGAAGCGCAGCGGAGCATTGGTTGTTAAATCTGACATGGTGAATGTCTCCTGAGAGTGAAAGGGTTAGATGCGAAATGGGTCCGCGACTTACTTGGCCGCGTAGGCGGTCAGGTCGTAGTTGCTGGCTGGCCCCAAGATGTCGGCGTTTTCCGAGAAGAAGGCTTCGACGGTCCCGCCGTCCTTGATGAACTGGTCAAGCAATTTCTTCATGGGCTTGTCGAGCTGCTGCACGCCACCATTGCGCGGGGCTGCGGTGCCGACTTCGGAGAAGTCCACGGTTCCCTGCTGGGTGATGGTGTCAATGAAGTCTTGGACCAACTTGCGGTTGCTCTTTGGCAATCCGAGCAAGAGCGCCTTGACTTCGTCGGGCTTTTGCGGCAGAGCGAAGCGGCCTACACTAGTCACCCGCGTGGCGAAGGTGGCAATCTCTTGCTCCTCGCGCAGTTGGGCGATGGTGTCGTTGATGATGTTGGTGCGGTGTTGCTCCAGCGCTACCCGCTCTTGTTCGAGCGTGGCGCGCAAACCGGCGAGCTGTTGCTCCGCCTGCGCCCGCAGCGCTGCGGTAAACTCGGCCACGAAATTCGCCGGCATGAGGCTGGCGAGCTGCGTCAAGTCCAAGTTGAGGTTGGCCTCCAGTTGGACCGGCGGTTGCTCGGTTGTCGCCGCAGCGGTCGTGGTTTCCGCAGCCGTGGTTTCGGCATTGGTCACGTTCGCGGGCGCGGCTGTTTCCGCCGCTTGGGCGGTTGTTGATTTGGACATTTTTGGTGTCTCCTGAGAAAGAATGAAGGTGTCGATTTGATCGCCCTTGCCGTCCGCGAGGGCGACCGGGCGCATGCCTTTGACAGCGGGAAAGTTGACCAAACTGGCCGACATGAGAAGGCGCTGGCCCAGGTTGATGGTGGCGGATATATAGCGGTATACCTTGTTACCCACCAACTCTTTGCCGAGCGTGTTCCATTCCGGCGCTGCGACCAGGGTGCTCCCCCGGACGGTTAGATCAGTCAGCCAGCCCGCGGCCTGGGCAAACTCGTGGTCAATGTCAATGGGGATGTCCTGGCCAGCGGATCGCGCATGGAAGTTCAGGACCATTGCGTCCAGGTCCTCCTGCGTGATGTCCACTTCGCGGCCTCGGCTGTCCGTGAAATGACCAGTGCGGATCACGTCGATGGTGCCGTCCGTGATCTGGTCAAACGCGGTCAGGTGGATAATCCCATCGACAGCGACCGGGTTGCTTTCGGTTGTCATCTGGCTCTCCAAAAAAAAGGTAAAAAAAAAGAGCCACCGCAATTAACTTGCGATGGCTCCGGCTCTATGGCTCTGGCGCTGGCGAGAGTCTACCATATTGTAGTCAATCTTACAAAACTGCATGGGTAAAATAAGTAGATTTTATAAAGTACAAGCACGGCTTTTTACACTTCTGCAATTCCCTTGGCAGCCGGCAGGCGTTCGGCCACGCCAACCCGCAGAGAGCCGTTTTTGGCAACTCCGTTGGCGGTCCGGCACGGTCCGGCACGCAAACCACGCAGAGGACGCCTCACCAAAGGGTCCGTAGTGAACGCTACGGATCACCCCTTCCCCTTTTTACCTTTGTCAAAAAATGTGCTCATAGTGAGCGTCCTGGTCGTTTTAGACCCTCAAAATTCCGGTAGAATGTCGAACGGCAACAGCCTTGGCGGCCACCCCAAGCAACAGTTTTAGCAAATGCAGTTCGGCAACTGAGCGTGCGCATTACTCATGTAAGACTCATTAGTTAGGTAAGTGCGCCTACATAACTATACGTGTAAAACTGGTACAATTTAATCAGTAGATTTGAAGTTGAGCAGACGAAGGAGCAGAAAAATGCAAACCCAAAAGACAACAGTTTCCGTGTTCTGGACCGAGCGGTTTGTGGATCGCTTGCTGGAGTTGAATAAGAAGGCGGTGAAGTTGGGGCTACCTGAAATCAAGTGCGAGCGCCTTGGCACGCAGCGCCGCTACGCCGGCGAGAATGCTTTCATGGAGCCGTATTACATCGAAGTGACCGAGTACGAAATCGAGTTCACTGAGTTGGTCTTGGCCGGTTGGCACCTCGTCGGCGTGATTGACCACAAGGAGCGCATCACCCGCAGCGCCCCTGGCCAGACGATGCCAGAGCAGTATTTCAATGCGCCCGACTGGTGCGACCACTGCAAAGCCGTGAGAGGGCGGAATCAAACCTTTGTGGTGCAACACGAGAGCGGCGAGTACAAGCAGGTTGGCCGCAACTGCCTCGCCGACTTCTTGGGCGTTGATCCCGCCTATGCGCTGGGCGCCTTCGACTATGCTGAGCTGGTCAGTTTGGTGAGCGAAGACGATGACGAGGACCTGATCGGCGGCGGCGGCTGGAGTCCCGAAACCTACAGTCTGGATGTCTTTTTAGCTTACGCGGCGATGATGATTCGGACCCACGGTTGGGTCAGCCGGTCCGAGGCGGCAGACGCTTACAAAGCTGCCACTGCTGACCAGGTGTTGAGCGTCTTCGACAAGATTGCCACCCGCCAGCGTGTGGATCGCCCGACCGCTGCGGATTATGAGCTGGGTAAAGTTGTGGCGGCGTGGATGAAGCAGTTGCAGCCGTGTGGTAACGAGTACCTGAACAACCTGCTGGTGATCGGCGAGAATGAGTATGTCACCTCAAAAACTGCAGGTTATGCGGCTTCCGCCATCCGCAGCTACCAACGAGAGCAGGAGCAGAAGGCAGCGGCGAAGTCAACCGCTTATGTGGCTGAGGTCGGGACGAAGGTCGAGGTCGAGGTGGTCTACAGCAGTACCGCCAGTTTTGACGGCGCTTACGGTGTGACGCACAAACATTTTTTTACCACTGGTGAGGGGTTGCTGATTGTGTGGAGCACGCAGAAAGAAGCGCCAGGTCAGTCCGGTGCGCGGTTCAAACTGGCAGCGAAGATCAACAAGCACGGCGAGTACCGCGGCAACTTGCAGTCGTATGTCTCCAACCCCAAGCTGGTTGCGTTGCAGTAGTGCGGAGATGGACAGTTTGTCGATCAGCGATTGACAAACTGTCCATTGACATCACTAGTTTAGCTTGGCGGTGCTGGTGAGTAGGGCGCGCGAGTAGCCTTCAAAAAAGGCGGCGACCAGGTTGGACTTGACCTTGAGGTCGGGATAATCGGGCATCTGCTCCAGCGCCACGAAGTTTCTGATTCGGTTGATTTTATGCCGCACCACGCGTACGTGTTGATCCATTGTGTAGCCCATGACGACCAGGATGTTCTCACTGTCCGGGTGGTCTTTGATCGGACCCGCTGGCCGCTCGCCATGCGGCACTTTCAGGCCCCATGCTTCGACCGCCAGGTAGACCGCTGTCACCAGCTTGCGCTCGGTGCCAAACTTGGCCCCCAGGCTGGCCAGAACTACGTGGCGGTCCGGCCCAAAGTTCGCAAACATAATCATGTGCGCCGTCCATTGGCCGCCGTCGTCCACGGTCATGACCATCATGTGCGGGGGCATTTCTGCCTGCGGGTCGTCCGTTAGCTTGCTCTTGGCAATGTTGACATTGGCCTCAAAAAATTCGTCAAACTTGATTTTGTCGATTACGGGTGCTTGTGTCATCCTCTTGCTCCTGTTGCTCTGGTGTTTCGTTTGGGTATATTCTACCACGAGTACATTGGCCTAATTGTAAGTTCGCCTACATAAGTGCATGGGCAGCCGTGGTAGACTGGTATTCGCCAAACAGAAAGCTCCTGTGTCTGAGATTTGTTGTCTGCTTCGGAGTGCATGTTTTACGGGGGTAAACAGAGAGGGTCCGGCGTTCGAGGGATGCGCCGGACCCTCTCTGTTTTATTTGGCGGCGGTGATGCGCAGGCTGCCGGCAGTGCTGCGCACCTTGCGGTGTGGTTCCAGCACCTCAGCCAAGCTTGGCATTGAGGCGCACAGCACATCGAGCGCCTTGGCGTCATAGGCCACGCTGCTGCTGGGTGTAGAGACGGCGGCGCTTCCGCAAGCCGTGTGGTACTTGGTCCGCTCTGTCTCGGTCATTACGTCGGTGATCATCGCCTTGGCCTTCTCCTGCACAGCTTTGAAGCGTTCGATCTCGGCCTGCGCCGCCAGGTAGACCATGATGGCCGATTCTACGCTTTGGTCTGGCGTGCCGGTCTTGGCGTTTTCGATGGCTTGGGTGAGTTCGTCAAACATGGTTTTCCTCCATAGGAAAGTGCGGCGCATAAGGTCCACATATTTCGTGGTTGATCGGCCAAAACTCAACATGCCCACAATGGCAGCAGATGTAGCGCTCGCATCCTTCAATGTCCTCAACAACGTCAGGGGAGTAGTGGAAACAGTGTTCTTTGCGGTCGCCTTCGCAATTCCCTGTGTGAGTATTGCGGGTTAGCCATTCGATTACTTGCGAGAGCGGGTAGCCATAGCGCTGTTTTACGGTGTAAAAAATTGCGCTCTCGCTTTTCCCTGCCTTGAACAAATGCGCTACATCTAGGTCCGGCGAGTCAAAGAATTTGTCTCTGGATATATACCCGACAAGATAGCAGACAAACATGTTCGGCTGGCGATCCACATAGACACGCACGAGAAGGCGCGGCGTTTTCTGCGCTGTCTTCTCTTTTTCTGCGGCACCTAGCAGCCTTGTGCGCAACTCTGGTGTTATCTCTCCGAAGCGGGTAGACACTGGATATTGAAAGAAGTGGTCTTCTAGCATTTTTTCGTAGTTGATACTTCCATCAAAATGACACAGCCGATCCCCGATCCGCGTCCCCTTCACTTCGCATCCGTAGATTTGGTTTTCTTCGCAGATGTCCCGGAACTCGGTGTCAAAGTATACAGGTCGCTGCGCTTGATTGGCGCTATAGATAAACAGGCGATTGCGGGCGATGCCTTCCAGTGCTTTTTCCATGACAAAGCCGTCGAGCGGCGCGTGCTTGGCTAGTCCGTCCTGGCGTATTTGGTCCCAGCTAATATAGGCCACGCCGTTGTCAGCCAAGTACCGTTCAAAGGCCAGCTCTGCGACCTTGCCGATCAATGTGTCGTCCACTTTCTCTTTATCGCTGCGATCCGCTTGCCAGGTGTTCGCCGTCTTGTCGGCCAGGCTTTTTACTGGAACAGACAGCACGTCTTCCTGAGCAATCCGGTAGGTTATTATGTCTTTTGCGGTTAGCATTTCCCTGCCAGAGCTTTCTGGAACCGTCCTTGGGCGATCTGGATGTAGGTCCCTTCTCTCTCCATATAAATGCTTTGTCGCCCTAAGTTGATAGCTGCAACGCTGGTTGTGCCTGAGCCGCCAAAACAGTCCAGCACAATTCCGTTCGGTGGGCAAAAAATCGAAACAAGCCTTTCCATAAGCGCTACAGGCTTTTGGGTTGGGTGTTCTGTGCGTTCTTCGCTGGCGCTGTCAACTGGCGGGATCACCCAAACATCACCGATGTTCTTGGTGTCATAGGTGACGCCGCCATACTTGCGCACGTCTTTGGGGTCGCGGTCTACAGTAACGGCGTCTGCGTTGAAATACGGCTTGTCGGTCTTGCTGTAGACAAGGATGTCCTCGTGGCGGCGCATAAGGACCAGGCCATTGTTTCCGCCCTGCGGTACGTGCCAGGCGATCCAATTCTGAAACCTCATTTCCAAATCGTCCTCAAGGATCGCTTGGGGGTAACGTAGCTTTTGCGGTACCCCAAACACGACCAGCGTTCCCTCGTCACTGAGAACGCGGTGGCATTCAGTCAGATAGGGCTTTAGCCAGGCTTGATATTCCTCGCCTGTTCCTTTGTTGTCCCATTCCGCTTTATTGACATTGTAAGGCGGGTCAAGCGAGATAAATTTTACTGAGCCAGCGGTGAGCTTGCGCAGGTGATCGAGCGATTCGCCAAAAAGGCAGAGCGGCGTGTAGAACTGGATGAGCTTCATTCGCGCCTGTTCCTTGCGTTGTCGCTCCTGGGCAACATATTCCTCATCCGTGAGTACAGGCTCATTGCGCACCACATAATCTTTGTGGTCTTGGCTGTAAGACAACACGGCGTCATAGGCGGTTTTGACCGTTTCTGAGGTCGGGTATTCGTCGCCCAAGTTGTTCTTGAAAGCCTCTTTCTGGTTGAACGTGTGTTCTTGCGGCTCGATCACCCACATTTCCCTGCCGTTGATCGTGGTTTTCTCGGTGGGCGTGACGCCTTCTGTTAAGTAGATTGTGACTTCGCCCAGCGTGTCCATCAGCCGGTTGATTTCCTTGAACCCCTGCGTGATGGCAATTGCCTCGGTCGGCTTGTCGATCAGGATTTGCGCAAGTTCGGACAGGTCTGCGGTGAACCATTCGGGTACTGCTCCGCACAACTCTTTCAGTTGCTTTACGACCTTGCTGGCCTCGCTAACAGTCCACTGGCGAGATTCGGCGGCGTCACGGAGCGTTTGCCAGGTTTCGCTGGGAGCGGAGGCTAATTCACTCCATAAGCGATAAGTCGGCTGGAAATCCGCAACACATGTTGCGGATTTGCCGGTGGATGATTCAAACTCGCCAGCCCTCCTTAGCATACTCGCATTTTGACGTTCTATTCCCACTCTCTCAGCATAATCCGTAATGCTTCGTTCCTGTCCTGACTTGCCGCGTCCAGCTTGCCCCGGCACGCACCAGTTAAACACATGCACGGCTCGCTCAATGCCGGTCATGGCGTCTTGCTCGTTGCTGGTGGCGAGTTGCATGTAAGCTTCATCCTCGCTGATTTCTTCATCGAGCCACGCCCACACCTGATCGATGCCAGCGAGCTGGGCGGCACGCTTGCGGTGATGGCCTGCAATGATGGTGTAGTGTCCATTTGGCTTGTAAATCTTGAGCGCGTGCTCTTGGGGAAACGCGCCTTTTCGTTTCAGGTCATTGGCGATACTATCGATCACGTTCTGCCGATATACTTGCCGCGGGTTATCCGGGTGGTCGTTTAGTTCGCTCGTGTTGACAAGGATAATCTTGCTCATAGCTGTCCTGTTCTAGTTTGACATCATTACGATACCAGTTTGTTTCTGGCTGATCAGGTGCCGTGCCGCCTGCTGGCAGTGCTGCGCAATCTGCTGGTTGCGGGTGCGCCGATAGACAAAGCGCCGCACCTCGTCGGCGTTGCGGCCTCGGCCTACTGCCTTGCGGACCGCGTCGGCCAGCGCTGGGCGGTTTTCCTCCAGGGCGCGCCACGATTCGCTGTCTAGCTCTACGCCAAGTTCGGCAAAGTCTTGGTCATCTAGCGGCGATGGGTAGGTAGATTGTGTTTGCATGGAGTTTATCCCTCATGTTGGTGACAGCCTGCCGGAGCAGGGCGGCATAGGTTTGCGTGTTGCCAGCGCCGTTGTAGACGCGGGCGAAGGTTTCAAAGTCTTGGTTCTGGATGGCGTTGATCAGGTTCATGCCTTTGACGAAGCTAAAGAAGCCGTCCACCTGAGCAGCAAAGTTGTTCTGCCAGGCGTCGAACATAACAGCAGCGCCGTTGTAGCCAACCGTGCTGCTGTTACATCCTAGAATCTGCGCCGGCCCCATCGAGCAGGAGGACAGCACCGGCTCGCGGCCAAACAGGTCACAGGCGAATTGCATGGCGGCGTATTCGTTATCCTGGCCATTGTGCAGCGCCAGCCAGGTGTCGGCGTTGGTCTTGCGCCAGAAGTGGCCAGTCCACGGCTGGCCGTTGTGGTTAAAGGTAAAATACTCCTCAAATAGTCCTCTTTGGGCGCTGGGCAAGAAGTTGTAGAGGAGGTGCAGCTCCATCCGCAGGGTCGTGCGGGTGGGGGGTGGGGCAAACACCTCGCCGCTCTCGATTTGGAAGACCGCCAGCGCGAGGACCGGATCGATGCCGTAGAGCGTGGCCTTGTCCACCACGTAGGCGGCGATGAGCTGGCTCTTGGTGAGGAGTGGCTCGCCGGCAGCGGTGGCCTGGGCGACCCAGCCAGTGCCGTCATAACTTTGGACCGGCCACCAGATGAGGTTATCCGCCAGCTTAAAATAGCCGGTGATGGCCAGCGCTGCGCCAATCTTGAGCACCCGCAGCACGTCGCTTTCGTCTTTGGCGAGATAGCCAGGCGTGGCGCGCAGGTTGACTTCGTAGAGCGTGGTCACCATGTCGCCAGGGGCAAAGGACGGTGGCGCTGCGGGTGGCAGCGCTGGCGGTGCGGTCGTGGCGTAGTTGTTCTCCAGCGCCTCGTAGAACTCCGCCACGGCTTGCGGTGCGGTCTGGATGCACCAGTTGTCATCTGTAGACCACCTGTAGAGCGCCAGCGCCTTGATCGACTGGTGGCCGGGTACGCTGTTCCACTGGCTGATCTCGGCGTAGGCGCGGGTGATCCAGCCGCTCTTTTGGTTGCGCCAGGGGAAGACCTGATCCGCTTCGGTGATGTAGACCGGCAGGAAGCGATAGGAGATCGGCACCAGCGCCAGAAAATCCTGGTAGGCGCGGAAGTTGTAGCGGTAGTCTTGGAACGGCGATTCCATGCGCGCCTCGTCGGTGATGAGCATGGTGCCGGGACCGTGGGTATAGACGTGCAGACAAATCCCCTCCAGGTTGTGGGGTCCGATGGCGGTCAGCATGTGGTTAAAATACTTGACCCAATCGCCCAGCTCATTGCCGGGGTAGCGGGTCTGGTTGTTCCACGGTGCGACGGCGGCCAGCAGCACGTCATCTTGCTCATGGCCAGGCAAGCCTTGGATCGCCTGCCGGCAGAGCAGGAAGCAGGCCGCATACTGGTCAGGCGTGATCGGCTGGCGTTCGCCCATGTCGCCCTCCGGTGTCCAGGGCGCTTCGATGTTGGCATAGTTCGGCTCGTTGCCAATAATCCAGTTCCGGCAGCCGGGCGAGGCGGCGACGAAGTTGGCCACCCGCTCGGCAAAGGCAAGGTAGCGGGTGGAGAGCGGCAGCGTGCCTTTGCCGCTGTGGCTGTAGTTGAGCCGGACCAGGGGTGTTACGCCATAGTCAGCCATCTGGCGAAAGTCTTGGCCGCTGGTGTCGTCGGGGTTGTCGCCCAGCTCGCAGGTGAGGACTGCCCAGGCGGTAACGCCGGCGTTCTTGATGGCCTTGCCCCAATCCGGCGACCAGTCGTGCATTCCAAAGAGGTGGTTAGCCATGATAAATCACCTCGTAGCGGTTCTCGTCAAAGAAGAAGCGGCAGGAGTAGCCGACCGTGGCCAGCACGTCGGCCAGGCTGCGCCAGGTGTCCGGGTGGAGGATGATCTTCTTGCCGGCGTTCTTGTTAAACCAGGGGCTAATGTCCCAGGTGCCGGATAGCGCGTATTGCGCACCGAGCCAGTCCGCCGCCATCTCTTGAATGTAGTGGTACGGCATGGGCAAGGCGTTGTTCACGGTGACGCCGGAGATGGCGGAATTGCCGGGAAAGAGCCAGTGCTCTGGATGATGAGCGTTTACGTGATAGTGATGCAGGACCGCTGCGGCAAATTCCTTGGGCGCGCCGCCGCCGTAGAAGTGCTTGGCGTAGGCGGGAAATTCGGCTTCCCCGAACTTGCTTTTGTCGTGGCTGTCGAGCTGCGCCTCTGGTACGCCGATACGTTTCCCGGCCTCGCGGACTGCCGTGATGTGGCGCTTGAGATAGGCGATATAGAGGTTGACCACGGTGCGGTCTAGCCCTTCGGTGTAAGGGATAGCGAAAACGCCGGGTGCGTACATGAATGCTGATTCGATCATCGTTAAATATTCCCCATTCAGATAGAAGTCCAGTTGCATAACCGGAGACGAAGTTTCTGCCAAAGTTAAAGAACTCCTCAGCCATTGTCGTAAGTCCAGGTAGCGCCCGGCACCATGAGACTGTTGCGCTGTTTGGGATTGCGTTGCAGCCGGCCTTCTCTGATCAAGGAGTCCAGCGCGACGATCAGGTCCGAGCTTGAGCATTTGATGTGGTCGCGGATCTCTTTGTTCGTCGGGCTAACGCCGTCATACTGGCGTTTGTAGTCCACCACGAACGCAAAGATGCGGGTCTTGTAGTTTTCCAGGGTGGTGCCGAGAATATTGCGCATGTTCACCACTCCAGCCACCGGGCGGCCTCTGGCGTGCCAGCAGGGGCGTAGACGATGCCATTGCCAAAGCCTTGCACTAAATAACCGGCGACGGTCAACACCGGCGTCAGCGGTGCGCCCAGCTTGTTGGTACGGGCGTAGATGGCCAGCGGTCCGGTCATGCCTTCGACATAGCCAACGTACTGCCAGATATAGTTGCGCAGGGCGATGGTGTCCGGCTGCGTGGGTTGGCCAACGTCGGCACCGACCTGTTTCCAGACGGCAAAGGTGGAGACGTGCCAACGGGAAGGCAGGCCGCCGCCCACTACAACCTCGGCGCTGCCGGCGTCGGGACACCAGCACCAGGGTCCGCGTTCTCCCCGCTCCGGCACAAAGCTGGAGGAGCCATAGATCGGCATGTTCGCCCAGCCGCTGCGCTGCGTCGTGTGCGCTTGGGCAAAGCGGTAATTGGGATCGGCCAGCTTGTCGAAGCCGTCTGACCAGTAACGAAAGACGAGGTCTTTTACCGGCTGGTTGTTGGGGTCTAGCACCAGGGCAAAGAGGTTGGTTGCGCCGCCGCGCTCGACAAAGTCGGCGTTGGCGTAGGCGTCAATCGCCCACTGCGGCACGCTGTAGGCGGTGTCTTGCACGTCCCAGCGCCCATCCTGCGTAGTGAACAAATCTACCAGCACCAGGTGCGGATCGGCGGTCGGGTGATCCGGTCGCTCCTCACTATGTTTGATGGTGAGGTTCATGCGCTTTGCGCCGTCGCTAATTCTGAGCATTGCTGTCCTCCGTAACAGAAACAAATGCGGTCCAGTCGATGATGGAGAAGGGGAGAGAGGTCTTGAGCTTTTTGTCATAGAGCCAGAGCATTCCGCCGCGGATCTCGGCAATCTTGCTGCCGGTCGGTGAGAGCAGGGCGTCACCTTCGCGGTGCCAGCCCACGGCAGCCCCGCCAGTGGTCAGCGCCAGCGTTTCGATGAAGTTTGGTTTGAGCAGGCCACCCTCCAGAAAGCATTCGGGGTAGTGGGCGGCCAGCGTGTCGAGCACCGTGATAAACTTACCCACGATAAACGACTTGTCGTCGCTCGTCGTCAAGCGCAGGTCATTTATTGCCCGTGCAAATTCAGCGGGACGGAGATCCGCCCTGGCCATCCACCGAAACAGCATGGTTAGTGCTTCGGTTCGTTCAAGCATTTCTAACATTTCGCACCTCGTTAACGGTAATCTTTGCCGCAGCGACATTTATTGTGGACCGGCACGTAAACTGTGCCGATCTTGACCCAGCCCTTCGCGGCGAGGGCGAGGCATTGGGGGCAGGCTCCCGGTTGCGGGATTAGGATTTCTTCGGTCTGCTGGCCACTGTTCGCCAGCGTGCGGGTGTATTCGTCCCAAAACTGGCCATAAGCATTGTCGGCGTAGAGCTTGGCGCGTTCCATCGCCTGCTTGACGGAAAGCTTGCCGTTTTCGATGGCGGTCATAAAGCGCGCGAGATATTTGTACTCGCGCTTGAGGTCTGCGCCGGTCCGGCCCCACAGCGCCGGCGTGGCCTTACTCCAGCCACCAACCCCCAGCGCCGCCATCGAGGTGTGGATCGACTTGAGTTCGCTCTGCATGGCAAGCTGGAGCGTGGCGATGGAGATTTGTCCGTCGTAGTAGCCTTTGACCAAAACAGCAAAGCGGTCGGCGGTCTTGTCGTGCAAGGGTCCGATCTGCGCGGCAATCTGCTGGGGTGAGACAATGCGCCCCAGCTTGCCGTCGGGCTTGACAACCCGGTAGCGGCCACCTTGCAGGCGCTTGTCCCAAACATAGCCGGGCGGCGCTTCGGTCGTGGGTGCCATCGGCTATACCTCTTTGGCGTCCAGAATGAGCTTGATGCGGTTGGGTACGGTGGTGTCAAAGAGCCAGCGGTCGCCGGCCTTGCGGATGTCGGCCTGGGTGATGGTGGCCATCGGCAGAACTTCGTAGATGCGCAGCCGCCGATGGTTGTGGCGCGCGGCCTGCCGGACAACCAGGTCCGCCGTGCTGGGCATAATCCCGGCCCGAATGAGAAAATCAATCTGTTGCTGTTCGCTCGCCATTTTTCGCCTCCTGCTCCGCATTGTAGCACCGCTTTGACTGTAAACATAATTACAGCATGGGTAAAACTGGAAGAATTTAGCCAGCATCAAGCGCAGCAGCAGGAGCAGGTAAAATGTCGATCCAGGTGGTTAACCAGGTGGTCATCCAGGTACTACTCCTCCTCCTAATATATTATGGATTAAGAATAAAGAAGATCTAGTAGAGCAGGTGCCGATCCAGGTGGTCAACCAGGTGGTTAGACACTTTACACGGTCGCACAACGAACTGTTAAGTTTGACAGCACCCGGCGACCGGCGTACAATAGACCCTATTGCGGGGATAGTGATAACGGTAGCATGGCTCGCCTCCAGCGAGCAGGTCGGGGTTCGATTCCTTGTCTCCGCTCAAGACCATCAAAAATTTAAAAAACGGTCATCCACAGGAGAGGCTTTTGCCTCTCCTCTTTTTTTACCCAAAAACTAAGGTAATGGCGCTTACATAATTGCATGTGCAAAAGTGGTACAATTCAATCAGTTGTTTCAACCACTTAGCAAAGGAGTAAGCGATGTTTGGCGAGCAGTTTTACCCCAGCCCCGATGACTTGATCGACACGATGATCAAACCCTACTTACTGGATTTCGAGAAGTTTAACAAGAACCGGCGCGAGGGTGATTGGTATCGTGATCTCGGTTTCCATCTGTCCGGCAAGCGTTCCATTCTGGAGCCAAGCGCCGGCAAGGGAAACATTGCCGACCGTCTGGTCAAGCATTACCATGTCCGATCCAAGGATGTGGCGTGTATCGAGCTGGACCAAGAGTTGCGGATGATCCTCAGCGAGAAGGGGTATCGGGTCATTGACACCGATTTCCTTGAGTACGACGGCGACGAGTGGTTCAACCTGATCATCGCCAACCCGCCTTTTGCGCAGGGGGCAAAGCACCTGCTGAAAGCCTGGCACATTGTGGCCGATGACGGCGACGTGGTATGCGTGCTCAATGCCGAGACGATCAAGAAGCCCTACACCAATGAGCGCCAGCTATTGCTGCAAGTGATCGCCGAGCATGGCCGGTACGAATTTATCCAGCAGGCTTTTGTCGGTGATGCCGAGCGGCGCACGGATGTGGAGATTGCGGTCGTGTGGCTGCACAAACCCAAAGCCGAGTCTGTGATTGACTTTGGCGAGGGTCACGATTTTGAGAAAGAGCACCAGGAGCTAGAAGAAGCGTTCACCGCCAACCCGCTGGCCAGCCGTGATATTTTCGGCAGCCTGGTCGCCCAATACGAAGGTGCGAAGCGGGCGATCAAAGAAGAATACCGGCAGCGCAGCATTTACGCCTTCTATACCAAGGAGATTTCCAAAGCGGTGCAGTATTCGCATTACGACCGCAAAGATGCCGAGACGTTGCAAGAAACCCTCGACAAGCTAAAGGGTAAGTTTTGGGAGTATGTCTTTGAGAAGACCAAGTTGGGGCGCAGTACGACCAGCGAGTTCCAGAAGAAATTTGACCAGTTCTCCAAGCAGACCGCGTACCTCGCCTTTTCGGTGAAGAACATTATGCAAGTACTGGAGATGTTCTACTTGAACCAGAACGCCATCCTTGAGCAGTGCCTGCTGGCCACGTTCGACAAGGCGACCGCCTACCACAAGGATAATAAAATCCATCACGAGGGCTGGAAGCATAACGAGAGCTACCGGGTGGCGCGCAAGATTATCCTCCCCTACTGCATAGACTATGAGCAGAAGTTTAATCACTGGCGTTTCAGCTACTATCACCAGGATTTCTTGGTGGACATCGACAAGGTGATGTGCTTCCTTGACGGCAAGAGCCTGGAGAGCATCACGACCTTGGCCTGGGCGGTGCAGCGCCGGATCGATGAGCTGAACGGCAGCCGGGACAAGAGTTTTTACAGCCAGCCGTTCTACAGCACCAACTTTAAGATTTGGTTCTTCAAGAAAGGCACAATGCACATTGAGTTTCGCGACGAAAAGTTGTGGGACACGTTTAATCGGAAGGTCGCCCAAGGCAAGAACTGGATCGGCGGCGACTTTGCAGAATACGCCGAGCCAACGCCCGAAACCAACGCCCTCGTCTTGCAATCTTCGTTGCTGTAGCCTATTTTTATCCCCCGATGATAGGTAATGCAGCTTACATAACTAAATGTGTAAAAATGGTACAATTTAATCAGTTGAAAAATTGTACAGGAGTAAGCGAGCTTACTTCCCAGCAGCGAGGAGCATGTTATGACAGTGCAAGGTTATGTGCAGAAGTATTTCGGATGGAACGCTGAGGACTATGCAGACTTCGTTTTGACGCTGCGTTTGCAGCCGAACGACCTGGTGGCTTACGATCTTTCGGCGGAAAGCCAACGAACTTTAGTCGTTGGATGGATAGCCGCAAAGCCTACTGGCTTTGGACGTTCTAACAGAACCCTAATATTATACAATTGACAGATGTATAATATTATACTATACTTCTTTTATGCCAAACGAACGATGGACTACCAGTAACAAAGCAGTCTATAACATCGGATACCACCTTATTTGGTGTCCTAAGTATCGGCGCAAGGTGTTGATCGATGCTGTCGAAACTAGGTTGAAAGAATTGCTGATCGCTAAGGCAACTGAGCTTGGCATAACGATTGAAACAATGGAAGTTATGCCGGATCATGTGCATCTCTTTATCAAGTCACCGCCAATCTTAGCGCCACACTTTATTGTTCAGCAACTCAAGGGCTATACGTCCTATGCGTTGCGCAAAGAGTTTCCAGCGCTAAAATCAAGAATTCCAACCCTTTGGACACGCTCGTACTATTGCGAATCAATCGGTCATATCTCGGATGAAATTGTTAGACGCTATATTGAAGATCAGAAAAACCAATGAAGACCTACAAGTTCAAACTGTATCACTCAAAAAAGAATAACAAATTAGGTGAACAGATTGATCTTTCTGGTCGCATCTGGAATCATTCTATTGCGTTGCACCGTCGCTACTACAAGTTGACCGGCAAATCTTTAAGCCAGTACGACTTAATGAAGCATCTAACTAAGCTTAAGAAACTACCCAAGTATGCCGATTGGAATAAGGTAGGGAGTCAAGCCGTGCAAGACATTGCGCAACGGATTGACCGATCCTATCAGTTGTTCTTTCGCAACTTGAAAGCAGGCGTAAGAACAGCACCGCCAAGTTTCAAGAAGGTTAAGCGCTACAAATCTTTCACCCTGAAACAAGCAGGCTGGAAGCTTTTGGGGAGCAACAAGGTTCGCATTCAAGGTGTCATCTATAAATTTTTCAAGTCCCGTAACATCATAGGCGTTGTCAAGACAGTCACAGTCAAGCGCGATAAGCTTGGGCAATTCTGGTTATACTTTGTCACTGAGACAGAAACAGAAGTTCAATCCAGCGAAACACGAACAGGTGAAAGCGTCGGTTTCGATTTTGGGTTGAAGACATTTTTGACTGGATCGGATGGCACTGAAATAGAATCGCCCTTGTTTTTCCGCCAATACTTGAATGATATTCGCCGTGCCTATAGCCAGTTGTCAAGAAAGAAAAAAGGTTCTAAGAATCGCCGCAAAGCTAACTTGCACTTGAACCGTGTCTTTCAGCGAATTGACAATTTGCGTCATGACTTTTTCTTTAAGCTCGCCCACGAATTAACCGACAAGTACGATGTGATTTTCTTTGAAGACTTGAACCTCAAAGGCATGAAAGCGCTTTGGGGTCGCAAGGTAAGCGATCTGGCTTTTGGCACGTTCTTGAATATCCTTCAATACGTCGCTAGTCAAAAGGGTGTACTCATTCGCTTCATTGATCGCTTCTATCCGTCGTCTAAAACCTGTTTGGATTGTGGGTATCTCTATCAGAAACTTTCTTTGAAAGAGCGGCATTGGGCTTGCCCTGGTTGCGGTGTTATCCATAATCGCGACTTCAACGCCGCTCTAAATATTCAGCGGGTGGGGGCGTCCACCTATGGAGTAGGCGAAGTAAGACTGGCTTGCCAGCATTCGCCGTTGATCCCAGAATCCCACGAACTTTAGTCGTGGGAGTACGTCAACATAAATCGGACAACGCAGCTATATGCGTGATCTTGATGCAGGATTCAGAGGATAAGAGGAGGAGCAGACAATGGCCGCAGGAACGTTACCTTTGCCCGGTTCTAAGCTGGGTCCGTGTTTAGCGAATTGCAGTCACACCGATTGCGCACAAATCCGCCAGCAAGCTGCCGAGCCGTGCCAGCTTTGCGGTGAGGCAATCGGCTACAACAAGCCGTTCGTGTTGTATGGCCAGGGCTATGCGCACGAGCGCTGCCAGGTCAAGAAAATCGAGGCGGAGCGCCAAGCCCCAGCCGTCGATCCGGTGGTGGCGCAGATTGCCGTTGACATCGCCAAAGTGACCGACAGCTACGTGCTGGTCAACACCGCCAAAGTGGTGTGGGAAGACGGCACGTTCTACATTGTCGGCGACGAGCCGCATGTGTACGTCGGCCTCAAGGAAGTGGCCTTCTGGCGTGACCACTACGTGAAGGACCACAATAACCAGCACATCCAGGCGTTTAAGTTGGTGCCGGTCGAGCCTGCCGAATTAGCCAAAGCCTATGCCGCAGCCGTTGCCGAGATTGAGGAGGATGAAGATGCAAGTTAAAGCAGCAGCGAACAGTCACGGTGGCAGTGGCTTTATTCAGGTCGTCGCCACCTACGTCGGCTGCGATGCCGAGGGGAATCTTTGGGACGTGGTTGCACGCAACCCCCAGCGCAAGGTATTGAAGCGGGAGGAGCAGTATCGGGCGCAGTTCGAGGTTCCCGCTCACGAGGTCGCCCAGCAGTACGCCGATGATTTCTATGACGAGCTGTATCCGATCAATTATCCGGTCGTGCGCCGGGCGCTGCGCAATCTGCGGGAAGGACACCCCGGCATTATCCTGGTCCTGCTCACTGGCCATTATGAGGCGTGGGGCAAGGATGCCGAGCCAGTCAGCCAGCTCTGCGGCGTCGAGATCGAGCAGCGTGAGATCGGCGACGAGGTGATCCCGGTCGCCAAGATTCCAGCCCATGCGCTGTTTGCCGCCATGCACCAGCTCGCGCAGGCCGGCAAGTCCGTCCACCTGGTCGAGCATATCGGCCACAAGCAGAAGACGGTCCGGCGTGTCGGCAGTGGGCGCAAGATGCGCAAGCACGAGACGATCCGGTAGGCGCAGCGAGGGCAGCCCCCTCGCTGTTTTATTTCTGCAACCCGGTTGGCGCTCCGCTCCTGAAAGACCTTTTAGTTAGGTAATGCCGCCTACACTAAAATCACTAAAAAAGTGGTACAATTTAATCAGTTGATAAATTGATTCACTTACCACAGAGGAGCAGAAAAATGACTACCTTCACTCAAGACCCAAGCTACACCCCATTCGATTTTAATACGGTGCCAACCAACGACGACCCAGACTACACCCCATTCGATTTTGATACGGTGCCAACCAACGACGACCCAGACTACACCCCATTCGATTTTGATACAGCAGTTGTGTCTGGTGGCGACGATGACGACGACGAAGACGTTTTTTCTGATTTCGCCGCAGCGCCACCAGCCGACGATGAAAACTAGACCCCAGCAACCGAGAGGCCGCCGCAAGGCGAGCCTCTTTTTTTTGCCCACGGTCCGGCAACTGATTTGGCACCCTGCTCCGCCCAGGTACGGCAACTGACGGTGCAGTCGTTTTTGCCCCAAAGGCAAGCTCACCAAGGGGGCTGTAGGCGTTTCTACGGTAGCCCCCTTCCCCTTTTTACCTTAGCGCCAAAACGTGCTCACAGTGAGCGTCCAGTGCGTTTTTGCCTCGCCAATTTCCGGTAGATTGTCAAACAAACGCCGATCCGCAAACAGGCTGGCGTCCACCTCCTTTTATTCTCATTAGTTAGGTAATCGGGCTTACGGTAACGCACATGCAAAAGTGGTACAATATAGCCAGTTAATTTTACCGATAGCACGAAGGAGCGACCGATGAGCATTAAGATCGAGGTCAGTTTTTTCAAAGACACCGGCGTCTACACGGTTTCGACCGTGACCCCGCAGCCGGACGGCAGCACCGAATACAACCCGGTGTTTCGGGCCGAATCCATTGACGAAGTTGGCAAGTGGGCGCGGGCGCGCAGCGGCGGCCTGGGTGGCATCACTTTCAACTGGCTGGGTTTGCGGGTGCGCAATGGTCACATCGCCCACCTAGAGCCGATCAGCACCTTGGATGACTTGCCGGTCGTGGATGCGGTGGTTGCCCGCTGGCCGGTCAGCCGCAACTTTTACCCGCTGCCTTTCACCGTTGACCAGGTGATGGGGCTGGATGAGTAGGTAGTAGCTGCCTGGCAGCGGCATCGTTCACAGCGCACCGCTGCCAAGCAGTCCATATAGCGAGGGGTACGGTCATACTACACCGACTCCTCTTTCTTTACAAGGAGTGCTTTATGAACTGGTTTATGTGGTTCATGCCGTTCGTCAACTGGCGCGGCAACGGTAGTTAATTGAGTTTGACCGGCTGCGTGCTCAGTCAGGCGCAGCCGGTCAAACCCGCAAACATTTGCGTTTTTGAGGAGCTTGTTATGGACCCTGTATTAAAACCTGCAAAGAAGAAGCCGGTCGTCAAGCCGGTGATCCCGGTGTTTCCGGTCAAGACCGAGAGCGATTGGCTGCCGGTCTACGGGCAAGCGCCCGACCCTACGGAGTTTGTCCTGGCCTCGGATGGTTTTACCACCCAGCTTTGCCGCGTGGCTATTGAGGCCGGCGAGCTGCTCTGTGTCAACCTGCGCGGCGAGGTGCTGAACTGGTTTTTTCCACGCGTCTGGACGCCAATGCCGACGCCAACGCTGGTATAAAAACAAATTAGTTTGGTAATCTGGCTTACATATTTGCACTTGGCAATGTGGTACTATTTAATCAGTTGATTGTTTAACCGAATGCACGAAGGAGCGACCGATGTTTTACTCCACGATTACGAATCCGAAGACCAACCGCACGAACAGCGTGAAGTGCTGGGAAATCCAGCCCCGCGAGGCGATTGCCAAGTTGACCACGGTAGGCGCGAAAGCCTACTCCTGGGAGTTGTTGAGCGAGCCGGAAGCGGTCGCCGAGATGGAGTCCACTTCTGACGGCGACAGCGCCCGCAGCAACTTCGCCTTGAGCGTCTTGGAAAATGCGCTGGATTGGGGGTTGGGGTTGGCGGTGTTGCATTTCATCCGAGCCTCTGTCCAGAACAAGAAGATGCCTAAGCCGTTTACTTTGGCGGTGAACAGCCGCGGCGACATCTTCGTCATCACTGGCGGCAGCAAGACCGTGATCCCGATGTAGGAGGGTGCTATGTACATCTTAGTGTGGAATGGTGAGCGCTACGTGCGCCGGGAGTGCCGGGACTACACCGAGGCCGGCAACGTGAGCCGGGACGAAGCGACAACCGTGCTGCTGTATCAGGCTGACGGCAACTATGTGTGCTATTTCCATCGTGGTCAAGTGCAAGATTAGAGGAGCAGACAATGAAGTACCAAGACGGTGATGTGGTGTGGAAAATTCCGATCCGGTATTGGGAGGATCAGAAGCCAACCCGCTGCGTGGTCGCTGGCGACCAACAGCATGAGGTTCACCCCGCTGGCCAGTTTAACAGTTCCGCCCTTTATGTCCACGCCGACGAGTTCGGTCACTGTGTCTATGTGAATCCAGATGACTGTTTTTTCAGTGAGGCGACCGCGCACGACGTGGCGGTGTTGCGCAAGTTGATTATGAACCTGCGCCGCAAAGACGAGATGGACAAGGTGTTTGAGCGGATGGACCTGTTCAAAGACAAGGAGACGCCGGCCTAATGATCGACCTGTTCATCACCCAGCCCCGCCTGTTTGAGCTGGCCTTTGCCCAACTCGGCGGCACGAGCGCCAAGAAGGCAGGCAAGATCACCCCGCTGGCGCTGTACATCGAGGCGGAGAAGGTTGGCCTGTTTCTGCGTGACCAGTGGATACAGGAGCAGGCTGATCTGATCTTTGCTCGCCTGCCGCTGGCCACCCTCCTCAGCCTGGAGGGTGAGATTCTGGAACAGGTGGAGCAGGTTGACCAGATTTATTACGGCGACGTGCTG